GCCCAGGAAGCGCAGGCCGGTCGAAGCGCCGGCGGACGTGAGCCGGTCGAAGAAGACCCGCCCACGCCCGAGCATCACCTTGCTGGCCTGTGCCGTGTACACGACGGGGTCCTCGCCTAGTTGCGCTGCGTGAGCCGGTAGTACGGCTCGGTGGGGTGGTTCACTTCGTCGGGCAGGACGCTGGCCTCGAGATCGAACGCCCCGAAGGCCTCGCCGGTGATGAACGGGACCGCCCCGCTGGGCGAGAGCGAGAGCTTCCAGGCCTCGCAGTCGTAGGCGATGCCGGCGGCCGGGTCGGCGACGAACACGAGCTTGCCGAGGATCCGCGCGGTCTTCCCCGCCAGGACGCGGTTCGCGCCCGGCGCGGCGATCGCCGCGAAGCTGTAGGTGACGAGGATCGTGTCGCCGTTCGCGACGAGCGGGGCGTCGTCGCGGATGTGGATCAGCCCCATCGCCGTGTCGACGACGTCGAAGTCCGAACCCTCGTTGATGTCCGTGAACGGTGAGACCTTCGCGCTCACGCCGGAGATCCGGCGATAGACGGTCGGGTACGTGCGACCCTTGAGCACGCTCGTGGTCAGGACCTCGTCGTTCGCCGTCAGCCCCGGCTGCGTGATGGCGGACTCCTCGCCCATGAGCGCGAGCGCGAGGTTCTCCTTCGAGTACTCCTGCAGGGTCAGCGTGAACGTGACCTCGCGCCGGGTGAGCGCCTGGTCGAGCAGCGGGGCGTCGGCGCGCGAGTAGTCGTAGATCTTCGCCACCTCGTCGGCGGTCGCGATCTCGAGCTTGGAGACCGTGCCCAGGAAGCGCAGGCCGGTCGACGCGCCGGCGGACGTGAGCCGGTCGAAGAAGACCCGCCCGCGCCCGAGCATCACCTTGCTGGCCTGTGCCGTGTACACGACGAGCTCCTCGCCTAGTTGCGCTGCGTCAGGTGGAAGTAGGGGTCGGTGGCGTGGTTCGCCTCGTCCGAGAGCACCATGCCCTTCAGATCGAAGCCGCCGTACTCGGACTCGGTGATGAGTCCCAGCACGCCCTCGGGGCTGAAGCGCAGCTTCCAGACCTCGGCGTCGTAGGAGATGCCGGCGGCCGGGTCGCCCACGAACACGAGCTTGCCGGTGATGCTCGAGGCCTTGCCCGCCAGGATGCGGTTCAGGCCCGGCGCCGCGATCGTCGCCTTCGTGTACGTGGCGAGGATCGTGTCGCCGTCGACCACGGTCACCGAGCCCTCGCGGATGTGGATCAGGCCCAGCTTCGTGTCGATGACGTCGTAGTCGGTCCCGAGGACCAGCACCGTGGACGGCGACTTCTCGATGGTGATCGCCGAGATTTCGCGCCCCAGGGTCTGGTAGACGTGGCCCTTGACGACGCTGGTCGTCATCGACTCGTCGACGACCGAGCCGGTGGTCTGCGTGAAGCCCGTCTCGTCGCCCATCAGCGCCAGGGCGACGTTCTCCTTCGTGAACTCCTGCAGGGTCATCGCGAACGTGATCTCGCGCCGGGTCAGCGCCTGGTCGAGCAGCGGCGCGTCGGCGCGCGAGTAGTCGTAGATCTTCGCCACCTCGTCGGCGGTCCCGATCTCGAGCTTGGAGACGGTGCCCAGGAAGCGCAGGCCGGTGCTCACGCCGGCCGACGTGAGCCGGTCGAAGAACACCTTGCCGCGCCCGAGCAGCGCCTTGCTGGCCTGTGCGGTGTACATGCGTCTTTCCTCCCCGGGCCGCTAGACCCGCTGCTCCGCGTCGTTGGCGCGGGTTGAGAACGTGACCTTGAACGAGTGCGTGCACCGGCAGACCGGCACCTCGCCCTGTTCGAACTCCCACAGCGTGCCCAGCTCGACGGTGTCGATCGCCAGCGGCACGCCGGCGCCATCGAGGTAGCGGCTTCCCACCAGCGCCCCGATGCTCCACGCGCGGAACGCCTCGCAGAGCTCCTGCGCGCTCGAGCCGCCGGCGCCGGTGCCGGCGACGACGTCCTGCACGGCGAAGGTGACGTCGCGGCGCGCGAGCGCGCTGGTCGGCGAGGTGCGCTCCGTCGTCTCTTCCGTCCACGCGAGCGTGCGCGCGGGTAGCTGCTCGACGTCGAGCGCCACCCCTGACCAGAGCTTCGGCTCGGGAACGCCAGCGGGCCGCCCGGTGGTGAGGGCGGCCGACATGGCGTTGGCGATCAGCTGAAGGACGGTCATGCGACCAGCACGCAGTTGATGCGGGTGAGGGTCCCGTGCTCTTCCTCCATGTGCCGCTTCACCTTGTAGGCAATGCCGTCCACGGTGATCGCGGCGCCGGAAGACAGGGCCGGCAGGGACCCGGACTTGATGGTGACGACGACGGACCGGCTCAGCAGCTCGGGAGCGTCGGAATCGCGGAGCATCTCCTCGGTGAAGCGGCGCTTGACCCCGTGGGTCGAAGCGCCGCCGAGGGTGACCTCGACACCGAGCTCCTCGAGGATGCCGGGCAGGTCGTCGTCGCCGAGAGCCATGCGGCCGGCCTAGCCGCCGTACTTCTTCTGGCCGATGAGGTAGCAGCCCGCCGTGTAGACGGGCGAGGTGCCGCCGACGTCGAAGACCGCGCGGACGAACTTCTTCGTCTGCTGGATCTCGACCGCGATCTTCTGGATGCCGGCGACGGTGGTCACCTGCGTGAACACCGCGCCGGCGATATCGGTGTACGTGCCGCCCGAGGTGTCGCTCTCCTGGAGCTTCACGTCGAGCGTCGGCGTGGTGCCCGAGACGTTGGCCGCCTCGAGGATGGCGATCGCCATTCCCTCGAGCAGCGAGACGTCGACACCGGTGCCGTTGGCGTCGGCCGAGCGCGAGAGCGCCGGCAGCAGCGTGAGCGGCGTCGCCTTCACCAGGTCCTGCATGATTCCCATGGGAGTCTCCTTCCCGGCCCCGCGGGGCCGTCGGTGTCTGTGGTCTCAGCTCCGGTTGCGGCCCGATGCGCGGGTCGCAGGGGCCGGAGGCGGGGTCGGTGCGGGTGCAGCGGCTGCGGGCGCCGGGGGCTCCGGCGCTGGCGCAGCTGCGGGCGGTTCGGGCTCGGCAGGCACACCGGGCCCGGCGGCGGAGGCCGGGGGGACCTCCGCCGGCGCGGGTGCCGGGGCTGCCGGCGGGGCCGCGGGCGCGGCCGCCGGAGCCGCGGGGGCGGGCTCCGGCGGCGCGAGCACGACAGCACCGCTCGTGATGCGCTCGGTCGCGACGCCCTCCGGGAGGTCGAGGATGTCCCCGACCTCCGCGAAGCGCCACGGCCCGAGCACGTGGGATCGCGTCACGCGGACGCGCACGGTCTTCATGGCCTACGCCGTGAGCCCGGTGCCGATCGAGAAGGCTTCCGGCCGCGAGACGAGGACGTCGCCCAGCTGGTTCGTGGTGATGACGACCTGGCCGTTGGCCGCGACCGTGGCGCTCGAGTCGTCCACCATGAAGTTCAGGGCGCCCCAGAAGCCGTAGATCAGGGCGTTCCACCAGCCGAACAGGATGCCGTGCTCGTTGGCGCCGCCACCGAGCGTGCGGGAGACCTGCTTGGTCGCGCCGGCGCGGTAGCCGTTCATCTCGCCGACGGCGCCGCCGCCCGTCCAGACCATGGCCGAGCCGGCGGAGGAGGCGACCAGCGTCTGCTTCGCCTTGCCGCGGACCGGCGGGGTCGTGATGTAGGCCATCTCCTCGGCGATCACGTTCGCGTCGACGATGGACGTCTCGAGGTCCACGACCTTGGCGAAGGTGATGGCGCCGCCCATCGCGACGGTCCCGACGCCCGGGCAGTTCCAGACGCCGGCGGGCTGGCCGTCGGTGCCGGAGCCGAACAGGCCGGTCGCGTCCCAGAGCAGGGCGTGCTTGGCGAGCAGCGCCCGGCGCGCCATCTGCTCGACGTTGAAGCTCGCGACCTCGAGCAGCCGGCGCGAGAAGACCGACTGCGCGGCCGTCTCCTTCGCGCTCATGGTCCGGTTGACCCAGGCGAGCTGCGACTGCGTGACGCCGCCGGTCCGGTTCTCGCCCACGGAGTAGGCGGTCGTGTCGCCCGTCTGCACCGGCCCGGGGACTTTGCCCTCATGGCCGGTGAGCGTGTGGGCGCCAAACCGTCGCGGGAGCATCTGGTTCCGC